ACTGGGATGACTTTGTACATAAACACGCACCCGAATACTGAAAGCGGAAGGGGTGCAAATGTTTATATGGAAGGCGAATGGAAGGGTAATTTAAAAGCCCCCTTAAAAGACCATATTGAAGGCGGTAAAGCATTTAGTAACCGTTGCGATGATTTTTTTGTTATTCATAGATTAGTAAAAGACCCTACAATGAAATATTCAACTTGGATAAACGTAGAAAAAATAAAAGACGTTGAAACTGGCGGTAAACATACGGGATTAAACGAACCTATACTTTGTAATTTTAACAGCGGATTAGGCTTTGTAATTGGCAATATTGACCCGCTACAAAAACACCGACCTAAAACGTCAAATAGTTTTCCTGCTATAAAACCTGAATTAGTAAACGGAAAAGAAATGATTAGTTTTAGCGAACGAATGAAACAAGGAGCTTTTGATATGCTAAAAGACATAAACAACGAAACACCTTTTTAAAAATATAATTATGAGAAACAATTTAATAGAAACAGATTTTTTAAATCAAGTATTTTACAAATCAAAAAAACAAAAAGGATACATTTATTTATGTATGGTAGATTACGAAATAAGAACAAAAACTACTGGAGAAATTATTGAAAAAGGTACTCAATATAAATATGGGAAAACACGAGATATAAAAAAACGTATGGCGTATTATGGGGGGTATAAATTAATAGAATGTTGGGAAGTTAATCATTTATCTTTAAGAGAAGAATTTATTAGAAAACACCCTTATATAGCACAAGACCGTAGGGAACAATTAAAAGATGAAAGAGATGAACACGTACATTTTAATTGTTATGATATCGTTAAATATTATGCAACTGCTGATGTTAAAATGGATAAAGACAATGTTTGGTTTTGTGATTCAAAAAACAAAGAACAATGTGATGGAAGTTCTAAAAATATTTTATATAGAATTTTACATTTGTAATTATGGAAACTTATTTTATATTAGATAAATTTGGGTTTTTAAAAATAGGTCGTTCGGTAGATTCAGAAATACGAATAGGGCAAATTCAAACAGCAAACCCGCATATTATATTAACTTGGAAAATAAAAGGTAACTACGAAAAGACGTTACATAAATTATTTAATTATTACAAGTACAATGGCGAATGGTATTCTTTTCAAAGTGAATATAAGTTAAGTAAGTCAATTATGAGATTTGATAAATGGATTATTCATGAAATAATGCTAACAGTTGACGCAATAAATAACAATAGGATTAATGATTTATTAGAAATTAGATTAACACGAAATATACAGAAATGATAGAAATGATAAAAAGAAAAATAGGGCTTTGGACTGTATATTATAAAATTCAAAATTCACTGGATAAAATAAAAGAAACGCACCCGCAAAGAACTGATTTAATAGAATCAATGGAAAAGAGTTTAACCGAAGTAGGCGATGCTGTTTTATATTTTGAACACGTAGATAAATTGTTACGGGCAAGTAACTCAAAGCAATACGCTATGGAAATTGAAATAATGCAGTTGAAGCAAAAGATTAGGCACTTAGAACAAATCAATGAACATATCGAAATATGAAAAGCCGAAAATGTAAATACTGTAAACAACCATTTGAGCCGTCCGTATTTTTACAAAAGAACTGTTTTGAACCTGATTGCGTAGCTGAATGGATAAATGAAGTAAAAGAAAAAAATTGGAAAAAAGAAAAAGCAAAATTAAAAGCGAATTTAATGACTGTTCAAGATTACATTAAATTAGCGCAGCAAGTATTTAACAAATATATTCGTTTACGTGATGCTGGTAATAATTGTATATCGTGTAATAAAAAGCCATTAAAGGAAAACGCAGGACATTTTTACAACGCTAATAATCATTGGTCTGTTCGTTTTAATGAAGCTAACGTACACCTTCAGTGCGAACATTGTAACACGTATCTTTCAGGCAATTTACTTAATTACCGTGAAAACTTATTAAAAAAAATCGGAATTACCGAATTTGAGTTATTAAGCGTTGAAGCTATGAAAACGCGAAAGTTTACAAAGGATGAATTAAAAGAAATAATTGCGACCTACAAAAAAAAGATTAAAGAAATGTAGTTATATTAAAAATTTATATTAATTTTACATAAACACAAAACAAATAGATATGATTACGAACTTTGAAGAATACACGCACGAGCTAACAAGCGAAGAAATGGAAATTTTGCAGTTAGTAATTCACGGATTTAGGGCGTACAAAAAATCGAACCCGATAAAAGCTGAATTAATAGTAAAACGAATGAATTTATACTTAGAAAATAACGGGTATAAAATGCGATTAACTCAACCGAGATTACGAAAGTTAGTTAACTATATTCGTTCAAACGGTCTTTTACCGTTAATAGCCACTTCAAACGGCTATTTTACAACGGATTGTAAACAAACTATTCAGGAACAAATAAAATCGTTACAGGAACGAGCTAACTCGATTAAACGATGCGCGAACGGATTAGAAAAGTTTTTATAATTATTTTTTTAACTATTGTTATATTATAATTTATTATTATATTTGCATAACACAAAACACAAAATAACATGAAACATTTATTAAAATCGTTGGCAGCCTTTCAACAAGAGGTGAAAGTAATTCACAAAGGCACACAAGGTTATGGCTATTCGTACGCTGATTTACCTAAAATATTTGAAGAAATTAATCCGTTACTACAAAAACACGGATTAGCATTTACCCAGCTGATTAATTCGCAAGAGGGATTAAACTATTTAAAGACTATTTTATTTCACGTTGAAAGCGGCGAATGTATAGATTCAGTTACTTTAATTCCTTACGTACAATTAAAAGGAATGAATGACTATCAAAGTTTTGGTTCGGGCGTTACGTATTTCCGTAGGTACTGTTTAAGCACTATTTTAGGTATTGTAACGGACAAAGACACGGACGCAAGTGGAGAACAAGAAAAACCTAAAAAAGAAACATTAGACAACAAAAGATTTATCGAAGCATTAAAAGCTATTGAACAAGGTAAATTTTCTGCTGAAGAGCTACAATCTAAATTTTATTTAACTAAAGAACAAATTGCAGCGCTATGAAAATACGATGTTCACAAATAGGAAAGATAATGACAAACCCCCGCACCAAGGGGGATTGTCTTTCGCAAACTGCTAAAAGCTATATTTTAGAATTAGCAATAGAGGAAAAATACGGAATTAAAAAAGAATTTTGGAGTAGGTACACGGACAAAGGCAACGAAGTAGAAAACGAAGCTATTGCACTTGTTAACGATGTTTTAGAAGTAGGGTTTATTTACAAGAATGAAGAAATATTAAGTAACGAATTTATTACTGGTATTCCTGACATAAACACGGATGTTTTAATAGATGTAAAATCTTCTTGGGATGCGTTTACGTTCTTTGAAAAAGTAGTTGAAGACGAAATAAAAAACAAAGATTATTATTACCAGCTTCAGGGTTATTTATGGTTAACAGAAAAAGACGAAGCGATGTTATGCTATTGTTTAATTGATACACCTTTACAAATAGTTAGGGACGAAATAAGACGCGAACACTGGCGACAAAACGAAATAGACGAAAAAGACGAAATAATTGATTACGTAGAGGCGAAACACAGTTTTACTCATATACCTAAAGAAAAGCGCGTTAAAACGCACGTAATAAAGCGAGATGACGAAGTAATAGAGTCTATTAAAACACGAATTGAAGAATGTCGAGAATATTATAATAACTTAATTGAAGTAATATGAATCCAGAAGATAAAGCAAAAGAATTAGTTGATAAATACTATAATGTTGGCGACCAAGAATTTGATTATTCTAAAGAATTCGCATTGATTGCAGTAGATGAAATATTACAGCAATTTAATAAAATAAAAGTTTCTCATATAATTACAGGTTATGCTACTTATAAAGATTTTGAAGAAAATTTAACAAGCATACAAGACCAATTAGATAGTGAAATGATATCAAAATGGAATTATTGGAACGAAGTAAAACACGAAATAAAACAATTATGAATACAGAAGTAAATCAAGAAATTCAATATTTAAAAAAAGAACTCAAAGAATTAAAGCAAGTAATTGAAGCCTTGTTAACTGTAACAGATAAAGGCGGAACAGTAAACGCAGAATCTTTGGTAATTAAAATGTTAAAATTAAAAGTAAAATAAAATGGAAAAAAGAGACAACAGCGGAGCGTTATTTACAAACGACAAAAAGCAAAAGGATACGCACCCCGATATGAACGGCAAAATAACAGTTAACGGTCGTGAATATTATCTTAGTGCCTGGAAGAAACAAACAGGTCAAGGCAAAGGATATTTAAGTTTGTCAATTAAAGCAGTTGAGGAGCAAAACACGAACGCACCGAGTAACGATATTTCAGATTTTTTAAACAGTTTTTAAGTTATGAAAGAAGAAAAGGTATTAGCTAACGTAAATAACGTAACGCGAACGCTTATAAAACGCTACATTGAAACGAAAGGAATAACGCTAAATAGATTTTGTTTAGAGGCTAAATTACACCAGTCAAATATTCACACGTTTTTAAAAGGCAAAACAGTAAGCACAGCAACTATTGAAAAGATAGGTAAATATTTAGATTCAAGTAAATAACACAAAGCTAAAAGATGTTTTAATAGATTTTAGCAACTGTTATAAACTAAAAAATTTCGCATTTTTTTTATTCAGGTGGTATTTATATTAAAAAATTATATTATATTTGTTGAAATAATTAATTAAAAAGCTATGAAAACACGAAACACAACAGTAAAAAACATTGAAGTCTACAACGGAGTAGGTTACTTTGATATTGATTG